GTCGTCTGTTCTTCCATCGGTCAACATGGTCCATTATTCCTTGTCTTCCTTGTGCTCGAGTTTCTTGAATATCAGGCCCAGCGTGTTGTCGATCTTGTTAAAGCCGTCCTTCATGTCCTGCTTGATTTCGCGAACTGCTTCTTTGAAATCATCCTTGCGCACATAGACCTCTGGCAGATCACGCTCGATTTGGCGGATGTCGCTCTTGAGTTCTTTGATCGCGTCCCAGATAACTTTCAAGACCCAGCCTCCAAGAAATCCGCAAACACCTACCACCCAGTTAAACAGCGTCTGGTCCATTCATTTCACTCCTGTGGCTTTGGATACATGGCCTTAACGGCCAAGCAGTCCGCAATGTATTTATCAATTTGTGATTGATCGCCTTTGACCACACCGTCAATGTAGTCAGTGATTGGCGGGTAATCTGCGGAGCGAGCGTGCTTGTATGCGTTGTCGTCAGCAAGTTTTTTCAACTCATTGCGCTCAGTCAGCACTGCCTCGCACTCTTCACTTGTGAGGGCAACTAGATTGCCATCTGCAAAGCAGGCTGGTATAGAAAAAGGCTCACCATTAAAAATACCAGTGGCTTCTTTTGTTTGCTCGTTTACAAAATAATTTTCAATCATGACATATTCACTCCATAAACAGCATAACTTAGGGTAGCAATGTTTGCTCCACCAGCAAAACGCAAACCCCATAGTGCTGTAGTTTCAATATTTATTGCGCCAGTATTAATGTTTTGCGCGGTACCAGAATTTGTGCGAATTGCCGCATTTGCAACGCCAGACCATTTATTTGATGTGCCATTTAACATAAGAGTTGCATCAATCGAACCATGGTATATGCCTGTATCGGCTGTTACGGATGTTGTATCGCCCAATATGTACCAATGTGGTTGATTTGAGTAATTTACTTGAGCATTTGCTCCTTCACCTTCACGAGTTGCGCCACCATACCAACCGCCAGCAGTGGTGCCGCTACTAATCAATTTGCTAATCCAAATTTGTGTAGCAGACGCCATTGAAATATTGCGAATAAAAAACTTGTAGCAGGTGTATGAATGCGCACTCAAGTTGATGTCAAGAGCGGCGGTAGCTGATGAAATAGTTCCAGACGCAAGACGAGTCATTGCCGCGTTTGCTGGTGGCATAGTCAATGTTTTGCCGCTGAGATCAAGAGTCGAAGCCAGCTTTCCGGCAGACACTGCAAGGTTTGCAATATCTCCTTCTTTAATCTGCGTGTCAGTACCTAGCAAGTCTGCAAGATTGCGGGAGTTGGACATGGTTACGCTCCTTCAGTCTGCGCGGCCTGTGCTCGTGCGGCGGCTTCTGCTTCGATCTGAGCCTGGCGTTGCGCGGCAGTGATCACCCAGCCGTTTTGAAATGCCAGGTCGACCATGGCTTCTTTTGAGCCAGGGATCTGGATGCCGTTGGCCAAGCACTGCTCGACGCAGATCTTCGCGATCTCATCGATGGCGATGCGGCAACGCTCATGCACGGCGTTGTCGATCCAGTCTTGCTGGCTCATTGCCGCGTAGGAAAGAGCCTTGTCTTCGGCGGAAGAAAGAGTAATTGTGTATTGAGACATTTTTTTCCTTTCGTTTATCCGAGCAAATAGCCACTAAACACATTCCATTGTTGGTCGTTATAAACAAGACCAAGTGCGTATGACAAGTTTGCGTAATCACCAGCAACCATTGCAATTGCAACAGCGCAGGTTGCTGTCTGGTATATGCCAGAACCATTAGTGCGAGCGATTGAATATGTTGAACCATTCATGGTTATCATTACATCTAATATTGAAGAAGAGTTATCTTTCAATGCATTAAATGTAAACATATAAATCCCGGAAATGGGCGCGGTAAATCGTCCATTCCCGGTGTTGAAGTGATTGCCTCTATTTGTAAGAACAGAGTATGTGCCTGAATTTGGAAGCCATCTAACAGAAAAAGCGGGTTGTTCTGGAGTTGTTATTCGGCCGGCGGAGTCGATTGCAAAACGCACTGCACCAGCCGTTTCATCTGCAATTGCAAAATTTCCGTTTGGAGTAAATTGAGATCCGTAATTTGAAACAGACCAATTTCTGTTTGTGTTTTGCAAAGTCAACCGAGCCATGTTTCCAGTAGATCGAACAATTGCTAGTTGTTCGCCGGTTGTGACGAGGTTGCCAGTCATCGTGTCGCCAGCCTTGTTGACTGGCGTGTAGCCGATGTTTGACACAGCGGCACCTGCGGCAAGTTTGTTCGCGCTGACTGTGCCGTTGATGATGTCGACGCCATTGATGCTGGCCACACTGAATGTGCCGAATGCAACGATGTTGAGTTCGTCATTCAACGCGGCGGCAGATGCCAGCACGATGCTGGTGCCGCTCGTCGCGGTGTAGTCGGTTTGGTCTAAGCGCACGCCGTTGAGGTATACATCAACGAAGCCTGCGTCATAGGCCATGGTGTTGCCGTTGCTGTCAGCACCAGTGAAGGTTGTCTGGCCAGCAGTGGCGATGTAGCGGAAGCGTCGGCTGGTGCCGTTCACGCTCGAGCCAGCAGGAACCCAGCCGGTGCTCGCGTACACGAACATGGCGTTGGACACGCTGTTGAAATACAGGTCGCCGATCTGCAATGCACTGCCGTCATTGCGCAATGTTGGGGGCGTGCTCTTTGCGCCCTGGTACACATCGGCAAAGTTGCTGATGTCTGCCACATTGGCGGCGACGATTGGAATGTCTGATGCGACACCGGCCACAGTCGTGACATTCGACGAGATGCCTGCGACCGTGGTGACATTCCCAGAGATACCAGCCACAGTCGTGACATTTGCGGCCACGCCTGCAACAGTGGTCACATTGGCCGCAATGCCTGCAACCGTAGTCACATTGGGTGCAACACCTGCGACAGTGTTCACATCACCGGCAATGCCTGCAACGGTCTGCACGCTTGCGATGTTGGTGCCAACAGAGTTGACATTCGCAATGTTGTTTGCAACGACATCGATCTCGCTGGTCGGCTCGTTTAGATCATTGGCAACAGTTGTGATTGCGGCGATGTTGGTCGCGGCAGTATTGATGTTGGTCGAGTTTGTTGCAACCGCATTGATGTTGGTGCTGTTACCAGCCACAGCATTGATGTTTGTTGAGTTCCCTGCAACAGAGTTCACATTCGCAATGTTGGTTGCAACCGTGTTCACATTGGCGATGTTGGTCGCCACCGTGGTGATGTTTGCGTTGTTGCCTGCGGCAGTGTTCACGCTGGCAATGTTGTTGCCGACCGTGTTGACATTGGCAATGTTGGTGGCCACTGTATCGATCTCAGACACAGGCTCATTGAGGTCTGCGGCCACAGTATTGATTGACGCAATGTTCGTTGCGGCAGTCGTGACATTGGCGCTGTTGGTGGCCACAGTCGAGACATTGGCAGAGATGCCAGCCACGGTGGTCACATTGGCAGAGATACCGGCCACAGTGTTCACATTGGCAATGTTGGTGCCGACGGTGTTTACATTCGTGATGTTGGCCGCGACAGTTTCAATCTCAGACACCGGCTCGTTCAAGTCAGCCGCAACAGTATTGACCGAAGCCACATTGGTGGCCACAGTCGTTACATTGGACGACACACCGGCGACGGTGTTTACATTGCTGATGTTGGTCGCAACGGTGTTGACATTGGAAATACTCCCGGCAACAGAATTGATTGACGCAATGTTGACTGCATCAATGTCCAGGTTGTCTGCACTGTCAGCCAATCGAACAATGTCAGCCACAAGCGATTCGGCGTCTGCGCTACTGGTGATCGGCAACAAGGCCGCACGGTCGACAGAAGTTTGAAGTTGTTGGATCTGAATCGTTGCACGGTCCAGCGCGTCGGTGATCACTTCAGGGTAGAAGCCACCCTGGTTGGTCAAGTCGGTTGGCTGAAGGTTCTCGATGTCCGAGGTGATGACCAGGTTGTAGCCGGTCGCCAGGGCGCCAGCAGACAGCGTGATCGTGCCGCCAGGGCTGGAGTTTTGGTCTTCGTTGACGGACGCGGTGAAGTCAGTGTTGAGGACCAAAATCGTTTCGATGTTGGTTGCAACCGTGAGTTTGACCACTTCCAGGTCAGAAGCCTGGAAGACCTTGAATGTAAAGGGGAAAGTCGCGGCTGTTCCGTTACCTATGAACGGACCGGCTTTCCGGCTATTTGAACTGATGGTCATGGACGGAACTCCTGGACAATTGTGAAGAGACTAAGCATTCTGGTTGTGGATACGGGTACCTTACTGTCTCGACGATTCACTTGCTTTGCCAGTGGCAAGGCCGCGAATGTAGTCGGCAGAAGAGGTTGGTTCAATCTTTCCGCGCTCAACTTCAATGGCATAACCAATCGGTCTGCCGAGCACGGTAACGGGGACGCCGGTCACAAGGCTGATCAAGGTCAGGATGTCGCGGACATTCTTGCCCGTCACATCTTTGTCTGGATCTGCAATGTTGATACCGGCCTTCACTACACCGATGGTCGCACCTTCCAGCGTCGATACAGACGGGCTGGTGGTCATGCGGTCATCGTAAGGCTTGTTGTTGAATGCGTTGAATGGCACGGTGGCCGCAGTACCAAACGGCACCAGGGCAACTGCACCACGCAATTGTGATCCAAAGAACCAGGACATAAAAACATCGAGGTAGCCGTCGTCATCATCGTCGTCCCAGCCGCCGCCCAGACTGCGCACGATGGCGTCAGCGGCCAGCATTGGCAGGCCAAAGCCCAGCAGGTAGGTCATGAACAGCTTGCCCTTGTGGCCACGCCAGCCCATGTCGCGGAAGATCTTGATGTACTCGTTGGCGTTCAAGTTGGCGATCATGTTGAAGTAGCCAGCGAACTGGATCAGCGTCTTGTAGAACGGCGATCCAACCTCGAATGCGGACAAGTCTTCAGGCAACAGGCTGGACTGCGTCATACGAACTGCGGCGTCTGCACGCTTGATGGCCTCATTGCTTGCTGACTTCTCATCAACATCTGCACCCAACTCTGCAACAGTCTGGTTGTACGAGCCAACCCAGGTCACCACATCGACAAAGTTCTGGAAGGCTTGTTGCAAGAAGTAGCCATGCTTGTTGGACCACTTCTGGATCTTGTCGAACTTGGTTGGGTTGATCAGCAGGTCGTTCATCATGTCCTGCACTTCGATCATTTGATTGCTCATGCGATCGGCCATGAATGGCGACAACTCAGCGACGAACTCAGCCTGGGCAGTTGGACTCTTCATGTAGTCGACCAGAGCCGTCTTCATGTATTTGCCTTCGACCTTGAGTAATGCAGGGAAGAAGCCAGTCACCTGTTGCATCGCGTTGGTGATGTTGGCAAACATGATGCCGATACCAGTGCGAGTGCGGACAGCACGCCAGAAGTTGTCAATGCTTCGGTTCATGCCGACCTCGCTCGTGATCTGGCGAGCAGATCGATTGAGCCATGGCAGGATCATGTCCTCGATCACAGTCGGATCAATACGCGTGATCGTGTCTGCAAAGTCACGCTTGCGAATGATCTTCAGTGTGTCGCGGATCGTCGGCTGTACGCGTGCAAAGCGGATCACATCATCGATGTGCTTGGCCATCACACGAATGTCCAGTGACAAAGGCTTGTTGTACTCAACGCGAGACTTCGTGAACCCGGCGCCAGTGCTTGGCATAGAGTTACGGAAGTCGGCCTCGAGTTCCTCCATCTTCATTTGACGCTGTGCGTCGCGAACTATGAACGGGTCAGTCTTTGCAGGAACATAGCCGCCACGGTATGTGCCAAACGGTGTAACCACTGGGCGAGCCTCGACTTCTTTGAAGTAGTAGCCGAAGATCTCGCGATGCGCCTCTTGCGCCATAGGCTTGAGTTCTTCATTCAAATCCCATACAGCTTGCACGAAGTCAAAGTCTGCTTTTGTGAGCACGCCTTCGTCGATCATGCGGTTCATAAAACTATTCCAGCGCGTCGTGTCGACCGAGCCATCCTCATTGACTTGACCCCAGTTGCGGCCAGCAATCAGCTTCTTCATGTTGCCGTCGTTACCGATGTGCATCAAGGCGCCAAGCACCTCTGCTTTACCAATGCCGCCGTTCTCATTGCCGAAGGTGTAGTTCAATTCTGGCGCGTTGATCTTTTGCACTGGCAGATCCAGCTTGGCGATCATGTCGACATAGTCTTTGACATAGCGATTGCGATCGACGCGGTACTGGTCAAGCGCGGCACGCAGTGGGCGCCAGATGTAGTTGGTGAATGGACCAGGACCACCAGGGCCGTCTGTTGCATCAGCCCAGTGCTCAACCTTGCGAGTCAATGCCTTGGCGTTGTACAGGGCGCGGATGGCTTTCTCTTTCGGACCAGGTGCCATGCGCTCACCGGCAACCTCTTCAGGCACGCCGATCTCATCAAGTCGCGCATTGAGTTCTGCAATGATTGAATCGAGAGCAACTGCTTTGCCTTCAATCATCACCTCGTTCTCACGCTTTGATTGGTACCACAACGCGTCGACGATCTCCTTCATTTCGCGGAACTCGTTGAGCGTCAACTTCTTGTAGTTGCGTGGGCCACCAGTCGACTCGAGCAGGATCGGCTCGATGTCTGCGTACAGGTCTGGGTTGTATGACTTGAGTTGCTCGACAAACTTTGCAGGCTCAACATCACGCGGGCCAAGGCCGTAGTGGCCAAGGATGTAGCGTGCGGCGTTGACCAAATCGATGTTGCGATTCTTGGCCATCTTTGCATCGCCTTTGAAAATCTTGGCAAAGCCGTCAATGGCCTTGTCGATTTCTTTGCGTGCGTTGACTGCTTCGAGCGACAACTGGTTGTTGAGCAGTTGGTTCTGTTTGGCTTTTGCGGCCTCGGTGATCTTGCCAGCCTTGGATTGCTTTGTGCTTTCCTTGGCGGCGCGTGCCTCTGCAAGGGTGTAGTCACGCGGACGGATCTCGCTGATCACCTTGTTGCCGATAATTGACTTGGCCGCAGTCTTCGCGGCTTGGATCATCAAGCGTGCAGGCTGTGTTGCCTTGGCAAGGTAGCGCAACTCGACGGCCACAAAGCGGGCGCGTGCTTCGTTGTGCAATGCCTTTTG